TCATCGATTTGTTCAAATCTTGAAATATCTCCACGCATTTTTACAGGCACAAATACATCTCTCTGACCCCGGCGATTCTTGTCGATCCGCACACGCGAATTTGATTGGGTTTCTGGTTTCTTTCGGTAGGTTGCAACTTCTTTCTTCTTCTCGTCTGGATGGGAGATGATCAAAAGAAAATCTGTATGGTGACCGATTGCGCGAGACTCACGGACAGCACCATCGTCGTTGAGTTGTGATGCAGTCAGCACCACGGAATTCGTCTTGAGTGCTGTTAGCTTCAACCTTCTTGACAACTCACTCACTGCCTGCTCCCGATTGTCGGCTGACGGCATCGTTACAATTTGTAGGTAATCGACCACAATTACATCCGCTTTGCCAAGAGATGCGAGACGTGATGCCTCTGCAATGATCTCCCCAACCTCGGAGAGATCGTCTCGGATCGTGAGTTTCATTTGCATGAGTTGGATTATGGCACTGGAGATATCTTTCGCAGATGCCACGCCGCGCCACTCTGTGACTCCTGCCATCTCACGCATAGGCAGGATGGTCTTCCCCACAAGATTAGAAGCCATACGTTGCAAAATAGCCTTCGCAGGCATCTCAAGGGAAAATATAGTTACTGATTTTCCATTGAGCAGTGCTTGTAGAGCCGCTTGGTAAAGCAAGATTGATTTGCCTCCAGAGGTCTGCGCTCCCACCACTAGCATCTCACCACGTCTTGCGCCTCCACCCAGTAACTTGTCCAGCTTGGGTATTCCAATTGGGAAATGTTCTATCGGAGTCTTGTCCTCCAGATCATCCATAAATTCGTTTAAATGGGCTTTAACGTCTTTGCATTTGGTTTCTGGCACGATTGCATTGGCGAAGGATTCGGCGAGGCTAGAGAGGTCTGCCTTCATCGCGCATATGTCATCGTGATTGTCCTCCCAAGTCTTGAGGGCATCTCGGTATCCTTTCGCCTTGATGAGTTGTTGACGATAATCGGCTGCGGTTTCCATGCACATTGCTCCGGGAGACAGGAAGATGGTCTGGAGAATTTCCATGACGCCTTCCTTCCCTCCACAAGATTCCAGCTTGCCAGTTGTTTCTAGGTCGCTCAATGCTCCTAGCGCATTAGTGGATCCTGTCCTCTGATAGACTCTCTCCAGAGCCGTAAAGATGAGTTTGTGTTGCTGGAACGCAAACAAGTCTTCTGACCATGAAAGGTGCGGTAGAACCTCTGGGTCGATTGCGATGAGTGATAGTGCCGCTTTTTCTGCGGTGATTGCGATTGGTATGTTTTTCATTTGTTTATCAATTCTTCCATTAAGACTCTGAACGCTCTTTCTGCTGTAGCTGGAACAACTCCATTTCCGCAGGATCGTAGTTCGTCTGTGCGGTTGTCGCCTTTAACCATCCACTCACGAATTTCGGCCAATTCCGAATGACAGAGGCTGGACAACTCGGCGATGTCCACCCCATAGGCAGTCCCATCAATGTTTCGACCCATCTCTGGTTTAATTTTCCCGCATTCTGTCTGCTTAATGTTGTCTTGCCCTCCGCTATCCGTTTCGCTGCAACTTCCGGTGTCGATGCCAGATGAGAGTCTCCCACAATCGGAGTTGCCCACTGCTTCATGTCCCTGCCCAAGCACTTCTGGTTGCTGGTTAGCTCTGTCCTCGCTCCCTCCACATGATCGCTTGCTTGGGGCGTTGCCCAATTCGCTTCCTTCTTGGCATCCTCGTCCGACGATGACGGGGTTCGCCATGACTTCTCCTCTAAATTCACCTTCTCCTCCAGATAAAGCGGAACACTTGTCTGTCCATTGCCCTGCCTGAACTTTAGGCACTTCTCCATTGTCTCCTCGTCCCTCACTCGGTTGAGTGCGGTCGGAGTTGGCCACGACTCTTGGCGGTTCCCATGCGTATTGTGGTTGGCCGGGGCGTGAGGGCCAGACATTTCCAATGATGCCATTCTGCGAAGTATTCGTCCACCCTTGTCCAACCTCGCCAGAGTTTCCCAATTCGTTCCTTGATCCAGACATTCCCCCGCCGTTGGAGTCGGCCATTGAGCTACTGCATTCGGTAGCGTGTCCGCTGGATGACCCTTGCGTTCCTGCCTTCCAGAACCACTTTCCCCCTTGAAATCCCTCGTCGCTGCGGTGGGCCATGATAAAGACTCTTTTCCTTTGGTGGACTGCGCCAACTTCACTCGCACTGAATATTCCGAACGAACTTTTGTAACCCAGTTCTTCCAGATCACTGATGACTGTGGAGAGTCCCAACGAAATGTGTCCCTCGACATTTTCAAGGAAGCACATTCTTGGCTGAAGAAGTCGAATTCCATCTGCGATCCAAGGCCAGAGATGTCTTGGGTCTTCTTTTCCTGCTCGTTTTCCTGCGCTGGAAAATGGTTGACATGGATATCCAGAAACGAAGATATCCACCAGTCCGTGAAACTTTCTGTATGGGAAGGTTTTAAGATCGTTCCAAATAGGTGCGACATCCATGAGTCCTTTTTCCATTTTACTGATGAGATTGGCTTGAGCGAACCCCTCAAGCTCACAATATGCGATGGTTCGCAATCGCTCGCCAAAGATGTTTTTGAGTCCAAGTCCAATGCCGCCATACCCGGCGCAGAATTCAAGAGTTGTGATGGTAGTATCCACATTATTTTGTCTTTCTATTTTTGGTTGTATTTATTGTTAGCAAGCCCTCTGGTAAGTCTCCTGTGCCTTGTAAACCCATTCGGCTTTGAATCCCTGCCATCCACGGGAGACGCATTCGGTGATTGCTTCCTCAAGCGTCCAGCCAGCTTCGTCAGCTTCACGTTGGATTCCGTTGAGTGCTGTTTGTGTCAGTGGTGACTTCTTTGCCTTTCTGATTTTAAGAAAATCATTCCAGACCTGTTCAGGAACTGAATCTGGTCTATTTATATTATTAGAAGAAGAAGATGAAGAAGAAGACTGTAGTGTTGCCTTTTGGTTGATACCATTTGGCAAGCAATCTTCAACCACCCTTGCAAGTGTGGTTGAACCACCCTTGCGTTTTTCCCTCAATTCAGCAGATTTTTTGCCTCCTTCAGAGCTTTTCCTTGCCCACTCGTTTTGCTTGACGATTTCCTGCTGCAATCTTTCGTGAACCAACAATGAACCATTTTCTGGGTGTGGTTGGAACATGCTTGCAACTGTGGTTGCAAGGGTGGTTGAAGCACCCTTGCCAATCAATCGTGCTAATTGATCTGGATTAGATGGAATACTTCCATGCTGCCAACAATAGCAAAGCAAGCGAATGTAAGCACCCTCTTCCTCAAGAGTCATCAACGCCACACGTTGAGATCCCAAGTAATCAGCGGGGTAAAACTGAAATGCTGGACGTTTTATTTTCATATTGTAAACAAAACCCCCGCCTCAAGTAGAACCGCATTATCGAACGATAACGCCATGAGGCAGGGGTAAATTTGTTGTGTGTTTTTCATCGGGTTCTAGTCGATGAGTCTCAAACGAGACTATTTCAAATTACTTCTTTTTCCAGTTTAGTCAAATTGTTTTTTACAGACCAATCCCAAACGGACAAAATCTCCTCTGCCTTATCGTCCACGTTGTCTTGTTTCAACCCGTAAGATTTTAGGTCAATCCATGTACCATCTGGCAATTCGCCAGTGCATCTTACCTCGTAGCCAACTCCAGCAACTGGGCTATACTTTCGGTGATCGTAGATGTAAACCTCGACCTGTTTCTTTTTCCCTTCGTTGCAGCGGCACTCCTCATGTCCTGCAAACGTCTTGTAAAAGGCAATATCGGAATTACGAAGCAAGTCCTTGAATTGCTTCCATCCATTACCTGTTAGTTTATCAAAGTTCAGATCGTTCATAGTTTTACTTTCCTTGGCTTATCCTCAACAAGTTTCACAATCTCACTACCTACATCTGGAGTAATTGTTGAAATGTCATATCCAACTTTGTTACAATATTCTTGCATTTTTGTAGCAGAGATACTACCTCCGAATAGCTTAATGCTGTCGGAAAGTGACATTTTCGTGGACTCCGCGATATGTTCAATAATCTCCGCAGGAAATGTCTCCTCTCCTTTTTGACGTTGCAGTTTCCAGCCAGCAATCTTCTCTCCTGCTTGTAACTTTTCCTTCAGCAATTTCTTCGCCCAATCGACTAGGTGCGTTTTGAAAACACTGCTCTGTTTTACAAACAAAGCGAGTTGATTCGTATCTGCTGCAAGTTGCTCCTTAATTTGCGCGAGGTTGGTCTGTATGTCGCTTTCAACAACCTCCAATGTGTTGGTAACTGGAATAGTTATCTGTTCGCAAGTAGTGGAATTTTTACACCAGTTGCAATAATCGCAAGCTGTTGGGGTTTTGTCTGGATCGTTATATGCGGCGATAACTCCCTCAACGATTTCCTTGGCCTCGTCAATCGTCCAAGAGTGCGTAACTACTCGCTCTTGGTCGCAGAACAAAAGGTGCGTAGTCCATTCGCGAATAGCGTATTCACCTGTGTCAAAGTCATAACTTGCTGCCATATTCCCGTAGGCATAGGCACATTGTTGTTCGTAATACGAACGTACGATCCCTGACTTTAGGTCTAGGGAGGTGTGAATTGCTGGGATTCTGCAATCCTCGGTTCCAATGTGGTCGATCCCCGGAGTTTTAACCTTTAGACTTTCCTCGTCTGTTATTACTTCGTGTCCTCCTGCAATCTGTTTTGTGGTTTCAACTGCCCACATTACTGCATCAGCATCAACAGAATTTAGCTTTTTAAATGGCTTGCTGTTGGCTTGAAACATTTCACGGAACGCTTCGTCCATCATTGTCCCGCGAGATGCAGCGGGGGAGCTACCCCCCGCTGACTCGAAACATGGACATTGTGCTAGTTTAGGCAGCAATGAGTGACGGATCATTTCGACGCCTCCCACTTTGCAACTGCCGCCAAGAACTTCTCTGGAGAAGCGAGTAAGTTGTCACGATACTTGCCAGCGGGAAGTTCGCTCCATGCTTGCCCTTCTTTGATCTCGCCTTTCGTGATCAGATATGCAGAAGCCGCTTGAGCTTTGGCTCCAATTACTGACTCCACTTTTGCGAACCAATTAGGATCCTGCTTTGGGGTTGCGGGTGCTATGACCTTTGTGATCGTTGTCCTAGCAGGCGCAACGCTGCTTCGTCCCATTGCCATCTCGCCATCGTCATCGTCAGGGCAGACCATGACCAAGGATTGGAGCGCATATCGGCGAGCATAGGAGATGAGACTGCCAATGCCCTGCGGATCGTCTTTGACAGGTTTCATGTAGGTCTTGCTCTTGATCCACTGACCACTTGAGTGAATCAGCATCGATTCAACATAATAGCCGTTCTCGTCGTGCGAAGGCATCTGGACTACAGATAGTCCATGTGCCGTGAGGATGGGCCTGACTGTCTCCCACACTTGGGCAAGAGTTGCGTAATTTGACTTAAAAAACGGATTTTTTGCGTCTTTGTGGACTATTCCGTTTTCTGCTTGCGCCTTGGCAAGCGCGATTGCGAGTTGATCAATTTGTTCGGATTGAGTGTTCATAGTGCTGATTGGAGTGCTTTGTTGACTGCGAGTTCTTGAAGGATTGCGTTCTGTCTACGGAGTGATTCTAGTTGGTCTGTGCTATTGTCGAATGACGGCATATCGCCGTGCGTTATATCTATCGCAGGTTGTGCCTGAACGATTGTCGCAGGTTGGTTGTAGAAATCCTTCATATGAGGATATGTGCCTTTCCGATATCGGAGTTCTCTTGTCTCCGTGTATGTTTCTTTCGTCATGCTGCAAGCGCAGAGTGACAGGGATAGTATTAGTGTTATGTGTTTCATTTGGTTTGTTGTTTTGGGGAGATTAAAAGTTGTCGAATTTATCGAACATTGAACAGACGTCTTCATCCTGTTTCCGCTTTTCGCAAAATTTTCGGAACCTGTTTAGGATATCTTCCTGACCAAATTTGAAAGCCACATACGCTACGGCAATAGCAACGACGATTGTTGTTGTCATTTTGATTTTGGTGATTTGATTTTTTTGGGATAAACAGACGAGCGGAATTTTGGTTCCGTGTTGTTGCAATTTTTGATGATGCGGATGTATGCCTCTGGATCAAGACAGGTGGGTTGGTTTTTTTCTGTAGCACTCATTTTTTGGCAATGAGAAAAGTTAATCCAAGCAGTCCAAATGCTGGAGCGATTGCAATGAATGCCTGCCAGCAATGCTGGAGCGTCACAAGCAATGGAGTTGAGATGAATATTTCGATGATGCTCATATTATCTCTTCCAGATTTTGATTTCTCCGATTTCCTCTGCGAGAACCCAGCCATCGATTTCGTCTCCTCCCGTAGATTTAACGCGAGGAGGTTTTGCCGTGCGTGTAGCGCAATACCAGTTGTCATCAGTAGTCACGATCTTGTGTGACCATGTGCAGGGTTGGTAATACTCGACATCTGCGATATTCCAGCCGAGGTGAGTTGCGAGTGCTTCTTTGATGCTCATGGTAGTTTTACTTGTTGGTTTGTTGTTGTGCGATGGCGTAACGAGCATCCTCTACCCATTCATCAATCGATTGCTGGTTGAGGTAGGAGAGGCATACAGACTCTCCAACTTGGTTGCCTGTTTCGGTGCTGGTGAAATACGAATATCCGTTTCGGTTGTTTTCAATGATGACAGGCAAGCCTGCGCGTTTGATGGCAGAGTTTATTGCGCGTTTTGTGATTTGTGTGTTGAGGTTCATTAGAGTTGTAGAATAATCAAAGCAGGTTGGGATCGTCAATAGGATTTTTTGGAAAAAATTCCAGCCGATTTTAAAGCGTCTTTGCACTGGTCGATGAGCAACGAATCCTTGTGACCATATGCGTCAATGACTGCCTGTAGTGCCTGCACCAATTTTGTGTGCGAAGCGTTTTTGTAATGCGTGGAAGATTTGAATTTCATTTGTTTGGTTGGGTTGTGGGGCGAGGGATCCATCCTGCTTGGGTTTGTGTCATAGTTTTATTTGGTCAACAATCTCTTTGAGAGCATCTCTGTCTTTCTGAAAGATAGAAATGGTTGTTGCATTTTTGTTTTTTCCCTTGCGCTTCAAATCTTCGATTTGCTCATCCCAACGATAGATTGTCGAGTTAAGTGCATATTGGAGATCGGTAGCCTGTTTTTCAGTAAGTGATAAATTAATGTTCATTTGTTTTGGTTTTTGTTTTTTTGTTCGTCGGCGTTGCGCCTTCGATGGAGATGACAATATCCAAGCCGCTTGGGTTTGCAACAAATATTTTTGGGTTTTTTTCGGTAAGATAAAAAAAGTTACTTTATTCTATTGACACCCGTAGATGCCGATAAAATCAAGCTCCGCAGGCTACCATCTTTTTTGGCCTGCCGCCCTTCGCGCCATTTGCGCGTGCTGCCTCAACTTTTTTTTCGGTAGAAACACATCCGCCCTTGCGTCCAATCTCGGACAGAAATTGCCGGACAGAATCAGGAATCGCACTCTTCATCGTCATCTCGCTTTTTAGATTTTCGTCTAATGGAAGACCAATCGATCTCATCGTAGTTGTCTTGATATTCTCGCCTCCAAGTTTTGGTGCGAGGCTTGTCTCCCTTTCCATTTCGATGCCACTCATTGTTGTCAATTTTGTGACGGCTCATCTTCCTGCTCCTTCGTTTTGAAAACCCCATCACGAACGAAAATATGCTCCATCAATTTTGCTGCTAGGACGAATTTGAAACTCGTCTCTTGGAGCGTTCGCATCACGTCATGGTAAACATCGTGCTGCGTGATTTTAGATAGGTCGATTTGAGAAAGGACTGCTTCAATTGCTTTCTGCGTCTCTTCCTCGCCTGCTTGTTTTGGTGTGTTTTTTTCTGACATATTTTTATTATTTGTATGTATTATATTTTTATTGATTGTGTGTATTTTTTTCGCGCTCGATCATCATGGCGTCGGCGTCAACAAACGACAACTCTGCCACAATCTCTGGCAACTCTCCAGAGAATTCTTCGCTTGCCCGATATCCCCTCAATGCAGCGGCGGCAAAATAATCACGAATTGCCATTCCAGAATTTGGCTTGACGGGACTTGTTTTTTCGTCTCCAGAAAAATGGGAAACTGGAAATGCCGGGTGGTTGTTTTTTTTAATAGCCATATCGTTTGGCGAGAAATTCGCGTTGAATTTTTTCCCGTTCTGGAGTGCGTGTCCAAAACAAATTGCAAGCTCGATCAACCACAAATGACAAGTGGCGCAACCAACGATCTTCTCGATCCTCGTACCCGCACAGATCACTGCCGATTCCTTTGACGATTTTTGTATTTTTCATATTTATTAAAGGGTAGCAGGGACGAGTATGCATCCTCTTTTCAGATGTGGGCATTCTGGAGTCTAGGAGGCTCATGCCCCGCCCATCCAGCCGCTCGCCTATCTGATTTAACAGAGGAAGGACAAAGACGGCAGTAATTAGAACACCTGCCTGCTATAAGATTATTTCTTTTTGGATTTGGCTTTCTTTTGTACGGCATAGGCAATGGCAAGTGCTTGCTTCTTGCTTTTGCCGCTTTTGAGTTCAGTTTTCAAATTGCGGTCAAAACAATTTTGCGAAGCGCATTTTCGGAGAGGCATATTATTTATTTTCAAACATTGGGCCAATGACATTTTTTACAAGGTCAGGCGGCACACCATTTCCTATTACGATATTAGCAAGTCTATCATTGTCTGGCAAGATGAAATCATCAGAGAATCCAGACATTCGTGCTTTTGCTCGCCCTGTTACTCGTTTTGAAATTCCTCCGGGCAACAAAATGCGGTCAAGATTATTTTGATTCGTTGTAAAAGTATAAGCAGGTTCGTCTGGGCTTCTCCAAGGGACTTGTTGGAATGATCCACCACCTGCAATTAATATTGGGTATGGAACATTTTTAGGATCGATACCAACCTTGTTTAATTCTCTCCAAATGAAGTTTGCTCCCTTTAGTGGAGCATCAGGAAGGTCATTTACGATATCTTCAATTGTATCATACCAATTCCCGCCTTGTTTTTTTATTGGAGTAGGAAGTTCACCGCTCAAGGTTGCGCGAAGTAGTAGTCTCTTTCTGTCAGTCGGTGACCCGTATTCGTTTGCTTTATAAATTGCTTCATCAAATTTATACCCTAAATCTGTTAATGTTTTTTTAATGCTTGCGTATGCGTCAGATTTTTTATAGCCGCCAACATTTTCAAGAGTGAAAAATTTAGGCTTGCAAGTTTCAAGAACACGATTGACAGCATCTGCGCTCCTTATGTCTAGATCGCTTTCTTCACCACCTCTGGTTGGGTCTTTTAAGAGGCTATAATTTTTACACACTGGAGATGCGTGAAAATATTCAATGCCAATAAATCTTTTGGGATCAATTTGAGTCACATCTCCCTCAATCATGTGATCGCCATTTGCCGCTCGATATGCGGCGGCTTTAGCTGGATCATATTCTACAGCATATTGAGGATCAATTTCACCCTTCAATCCTTGCTCCCATGTTCCAATTCCAGAAAAGTAGGTTAAAGTTTTCGGGCCTTTTGGAAACGCAAATTCAAGTTGTTTTGCGTATTCAGAATCCTTATCTGACGGCAAGAAGTTCAAGCCAATGTATTCTTCTGTGTCTACTCTTCTGTTTCTACCTGCATCCTGTAATTGCGAATCTGATCTAGTTTTCGCCTTGCCAAGTCGCGAAGGAAATCGGCTGAATAATCCTTCTTTTCCTTTTGCTCCATTGAGGAGGTATTGCTGGGCTTGCGCTCCGGTAAGGACTGCATTTGGTTCTTTGCCATAATTTGAAATAAAATCTTCTTTTGTGATTCCCGCTTTATCAAGCAATTTTTTTTCTAGTTCGATTGGCAGGTCAAATTTTTTCCCATACCTACCAGATGCCAATGTGACGATTGCAGTCGGTTCTCCAACATAATCAGCTAGGCTACGCAATGTTTGACCTGTAGTATATGTGTCATCAACTAAAATTATCTGCGTTCCTTCTTTTGGTTTTTTCCCAGCCCAAGAATGAATATTGCTTGCTCGATCTTGAGCCGAGGCTCCAGTATTGTGTTGTTTTGAAGTTTTAACAATATCCACAGAAACTGGAATATTTAATTTCCAACTCAAAATATCAGCAACTGCCAATGGGATTGTATTGAGGTCTTCACCTTCAATTGCAGAAACAGGTATGATTATAGCAGGTTCTTCTGGATTTATTTTAGAATTGACCGAGGTAATTACTTCATCAGTTAAGAATTTTTTTGCTAAATTATACGCAAACATTGGATTGCCATTGTATTTTGCGTCTTTGTAATTTTCATTTTCAGTCAAAGATTTAACAGATGTACTTGAATCAATTTGCTCTGGAAGAAATGCAATATTTTGCCTTGATACTAACTCTCCGCTAATTTGTTGATTTCCCTCAACTTGTTTTGATTTTTTAGCTATTTCTTGCGCTTCTTTTTGATTAACAAATCTTCCAGTATTTGTTATAAAACCAAAGTTTTCCATTGGAGGAAATTCTCCAGCATCAAGATTATAATCAGTTTCTTCCATAATCATAGCATGATTCTTATTTGGATAACTAATTATACTTCCATCTTTATTTTTTACTGCTGTTTCAATTATTTTTTCTTCAATTTGTTGAGGCAAGAACTGCAAGCCAGTTGATCTAGGCAACTCGTCTTTCACAGGTTTATCGTTCTTATCGAGAATCTTAATCAGATTCTCGTCGAATACGACATAGTTGTATGTGCCTTCGCCTTGTTTACGCGAAGTTCCATCAAGGTAGCGTATGCCGGGGATGCCTACCTTGGCTAATGCTTCAGATGCAAGTTTGAACTCGTTCGTGGAAGCAGTCCTTGAAAAATCTTCCGTTTTGCTTGTCGCGGATGAAATAATTTTTGCGGTAGCATGATAAAGCCATGAACCCGTCAAGTTTTCAGCCCACGCTTGGAAGTATTCTTTTTGGCCCGTTACTGCCTGCAAGGCTTTATTCACCGCCTTCAGCTTCTCACTCTGCTCGCTCAATGGCTTATCCCAATCAAGCAAGTCTTCGTCTTTTACATCAAGATCGACTTTGTAGAGGTTGCCTGTCGGGGTTGGGGTTGTGTCTTTAATTACCGACAAAACCTCGTCTACATCTTTTACATATTGCGAGTTGGATTCGACATTATAGCCTTGCGCTGCCCAAACCTTTGATTGGGATTTTGATGACTCCAATTGTTTTACAAAACCATCCAGCGATTTTGTTTGCTTCCAAAAAGCCCGAGCTTCTTTGAGTATTTTTTTCGCCCCCGGTGTAGACACAATGTTGTCTGCCATCTGCCCGTCTGCGGTGATCAACCGAATGCCGCCGAGTTGATCTCGGTATCCTTCTCCAACCGCTTTTGCTTGTGCAAAATACAGCCCCCAGCCATAAGCTTGCGCTCCTTCGCCAGTGCCGATCTTCGCGGTGCTGAACTTGTCCACTTCAAATGGAGTGCCATGATAAGCAGGAAGGAAGTTGATGAGTCCAGCGGATGACACTAAAGCGTTGGAGAATGGCTTGATAACTGCGTCTGGAGCAGGTTTTGCACTAGTGATTATGTCAGAAGATTGTATAGGTTTTTCGGAGATAGTAGGTTTTAATATTGCTCTATCATTTTCAATATCATAACCATAACCTTGACGAGCTAATGAAGAATAAAGTGCTTGAGTGTCATTTGTTATTTCTTTATCGCTTTTTACAGATAAACCTTTATCTAACCAATACTTATAAAATTTAGAACCAATTCCTTGCCCTCTATAATCTTCATTAATTTTAATTAAATTTATAGACACTTCTTTTGGAGTTTTTGTTAAACGAGAAAATCCGATAGGATTATCATTGTTATCTAATATAAAAAACTCATGCGGCCCATATTCTGAAACATCTTCTTTATTTCTTACCATCAAATGAGCTTTTCCAGAAATCAATGTGTCAACAAAATTGTCTGTTTTGTCATTAAATTTTGGAATTGAAACTTGATCTTCTTCAAGGTCTAAAGTTTGTTGTTTTTCTAATTGTTTTTTAAAATCATCAATAGAAATTTGTTGTTTTGATTTATCACCTATCATCTCCGAACTTTGCGGTTTTTCGGAGATAGTAGGTTCCAACTCCATATCAGGCAACATAGCCTTGGCCCTCACAGGAGGCTCAATTTCACGCAATGCAGGTGCTTTCGCTTCAACTACCTTGGTTGGTGCGGATATGCCTTCTAGTGGGCGAATACGAGGCGAGATCGGCTCGTATTTGGTTGGTTGTTCCGCAGGCATGAAGCGAATGTCAGGAGTTGCAGACTGGAACCTCTCGGATAGCGGGATTAATGCGCCTGCATCGTCATATGTGAATGTGTCGAAAGTATCAAAATCTTCTTTATGTTGCTCAAATATTTCCAATGCAATTTCCTCTGCGGTATCCCTGTTTTGAACAGGTAATGGTCGCTTCCCGTTGCGATCCATATATCTAGATGTCTGCTCCTCACCATCAAATAAAACAGTATATTTTGGTTCACCATAGTAATCTACAATTTGCACTTTAGGTAACGCATCTACAGCCTTCGCCGCCTCATAAACCATCCTCTGCGCTTCCGCTGCAGCTCTCTTGTCCCCTGATTTGGCTTTTGCTTCAAGGTCGATATAGCGAGCGTCAACTTCAGCAGGCATAAATTGCAACTGCCCTGCGCGAACGACATTCTCCATCTGCGGCGTGATGTTTACTCGCCAGATGGGAGTGGATGGCTTCACGCCATCTAGCTCAAAGATTCGTGCATCGGCTTGTTCTCTTGTTTCATAGGCGCCAAGTGTAGTTCCATCGGATGCAACCACGACAAATGACGCGCCGTCTTTTTCAATTCGCAGACCCCCACCATCTGCAAGTTTAGATTTCTCAACCCTCCCACCCATCTTGTCTACATACTTGCCAATCTCTTTTGGAACGATTGTGTCGTAGAATCCTTTCATGCCTTCGCCGCCGATTGTCAGGTCGTTGCCTTTGGCAGTTCCAGAGTTTTCAGCAAGAATCTTTGCGGCAACTGACTTGCCTACAACTTCGCTCAATGGCATTTCGTTCGCGTCTGGAATAGTTGAATCGTAGACAGTTCCATCTTCTTTGATCTTGCCAGTAATAACAGTTCTGCCATTTTTAGTCGCCGCGAAATTCTTCCTTGGATCACCTTTTGGTTGATTCCAAGTAATCTCATCAACTGCCTGACGAAATTGATTTTCGTATCGCTTGACCTGTTCAATACCAGTAGTCCAGCCGATCCATTTCTTGCCAGACTCTACGGCATCGCGCAATGCTCGTTTGAAGAGTTGTAATGACCAATCTTTGCGGAAAGGTGCATCTGGAACATTTGATTTAATATATTTTTCAGACCTATTTGAAAGTTCAGTATATTCACGATTTAATTCGATAAATTCTTGAGTAGGATTTGATTCATCAATTCCATTATATTCAAGCTCGAAAAGTTCTCTTGTTAATTGAGACAATCGTTTATTTTCTTCTGCTGAAATAGGTTTAATGTCACCTTCATACCCTCTTTCCCTACCCGCCTGATGCCGATCAGACTGGAATTCCTCAACGAACAATCCATCGTTGCCTTCGGCATCTGTGCGCTCATTGAGACGCATATGCGCTACATAGTTAGGGATGTCAGGGAAATGAGATGAAGTATATTTTACATCTTTAGGTTGCGTGAAACTTTGAATTTCATATTCATTTTTATTTTCTAAATTATTATAAAAATCTTTAGCTTCTTTTTCAGTATCAAAAGTTTTAATTAATCCTGATCCGTCTTTTTTTGAGATTAAATAGGATAATTCAGATTTTTCAGGCATTGCCATCACAACTTCACGATAGTTTTCACCACCGGGGAGGACGAGGCTTGCGAATTTAGGAGGATTAGCTAATCCCTCGCCTTGCAAATCTAATTTCTCTGCTCGCGTATTTAAGAATTCATTCTCTCTAAAATACTTTTCAGCAGTCTTTTTGTCACCACGCCTTTGAGCCTGTTGAGCTAACCTCATCACTCGTTCAGCCTCTTCGTAAAGCGTATCAGTAGTGCTTTGATCCCTGATATTCATCAAACGAATCAACTCATCATACTTCTCTTCGCCAAATGATGGATCATCAACGGGATGATCTTTTAAGTTTTTATATTCTGCCTCAAGTTCAGCAAGACGATTTGCATCAAATGGTTCTTTCCCACCAAGTGTTACCTCTTCAAATTTAACTTGTCCCTCATCACGCAGATAATTAAGCAATTCTTGCACAGGAACTTTGCCGTTGTTCTCGCTTGCAAGCCTGTCAATTGCGTCATTGACTCCAGACCACTTAACCTCCTCCGCTTTGACATTCTGCGGGTTGTTCAAAACTGCCTTCATTTGCTCTGGCGTTGCCTTCGCGCCTTTGAAATTGCGTTGGATTTCCATTTGCAATTTAGACTTGAATCCACGCTCGCCAGATGGTGCTTCGATTTCGGCAGTTTCGGCAGGAAGGAAGTTGATTATTGCTTTTCCGTAATCAATCGGCAGTTTAGGCAGGTCTTGAGCATCTAATAACTCTGCCATGTGATCGATTCGCATGGACATAATTGTTCGATCTATGCTCTTGTTTTTCTCGTCGCCCTTGCGTTTAGGAATTTTAGTCCTATCAAGATTCAACACTTCAGTTTCATTCTTAAATAAATTCAAGAAGTCATTAAATATTGATTTCTTCTGCTCTGCTACGGCAACATCATCGCTTAATTGGTTGCTACCTATAGCTTCTCCGCGCTCGTTGTATCCACTACCTTGAATTCCTTTCGACCAGTTATCCAAATACTTTGTAGAAAATTCATTCCAGAATGCTTCTTTACTTCCATTCCAAGGGGAAAGTCGATTGGGCATCCGATCTGACCAAGCATTTAACTTGGACATCATTCGACCAACTGATATCGTTGTGACTAGAAAATTGCCTGCCGTAGATAGTTGCAACCCAATAGGAACAACATCATAAATTTTTGGAGAGAATGCTTTATAATTTCCATTGTCATCCATTACTGCGGCATAATCGACAAAGAAACGAGTTCCATCGCGCCTAACAATTGCTTCGTTTAATTCTAAAAGATACTTCTTAATTTTAAGCGGAACGATTCCTTCAGGAAGTTCTTGAATTGCTTTTATCTGTGCTGGAGTAAATGTTCCACGATAGGATTCTGATCCTTCGGATACAGGCTCAAATCGCCCCGGAGTTCCGTAGTCAGGAGTATCAATTGCTTGCTTGAATAACTCTGCGCGATCTTTTTTTATCTTTCGCAAGTCAGAAGGCTTTAACAACTTTGGAGTAACTCCATCTACTTCAGTTATAATTTTTTTCTTAATCGACAAAGTTCCCCCTTCGGGAACTTGCAATTGTCGCAATTCTAGAGGGATTTGACCATATCCAGATAACCTTTCCTCTCCGTCTTTGCTGATTCTCCAAGAACCTTCAAAAACACTTGGATCAGTTACATCAACGGCATCCCCTACAGGGTTTCCATTAGCGTCAAAAACCTGCGCCTGAACCTTTGTTGCAAACAATCCAGAATCCATGCCATAGCGTTCAGCCGCAATCTTGCTCTTACGAATATCGGCTTTAGAGATTGGTGCGGTTTCAGGTTGTTCTGCAATCGTTGTGATGTCACCATTAATGCTTTCAAGTATTCGCAATGCGTTCCTTGATGCGCTTTGAGCGTCTGGAGTCAATGTTGCTCCAGTAGCTTTAGAGAACACATCTCCATCCATGCCAAATCCAAGCATTTTTGTAACGGCATTCTTGAAAAGTTTGTTCTTTAACTTTAGTCGAGCGATATCAATCAAGTGAACTTGCTTTGAATCTATGTTTTTACCAAGATTGCGAGATAATGTATTAGAAAATAATTCAGCAAGAATTTCTTCCTGCATATAGTTGGCTACTTTTTTCTTGTTTAAAGAATTCGTATTGGCATCCCACAGACCAAGTCCCGTTCCCAATCTCGCAATTTCATCTTTTGATCTGTTTTTTAAATACTGATCCTTGAACAAAGAATTCAATTGCTCCTCACTATACAATCCAGTCGTAATTTCTTTAACATTACCAGACGCATCTGTGATTTCATTAGTGAATAATAACTTACTAGCATCTGCAACCGCATCTTGGATTTCTTTGATGCGAAGAATTGCGTGACCTGTTTCATGGTTCAATGCATCGATTGGCGTTTCTCCGAAAAGCTCGATTCGATCTCGCAAAGCGTCAGAGTTAATAACAATCGAAGGTTTAGCTGGATCGAATGTCATGCTTCTTGCCGCATCCGACACATTAACACCGGGTCGGAATTCGGTTCCTCCCGTTCCAGAATAGAAACCTTGTTGAGAAGCGTATTCCATCAAAACCTCATCTGGCACATTTTGCCATTGCGGATTTTTACGGAAATGATCAAAAATTTGTTGGGTTGTTAAAATATTAATCCCAACATTATTTTGACCCGCCCTTAATGTTCCATTCAAAAGAGCGTTGTTCCTTCCCAGTTGATTCAGGAACTGCCTTCCGAATTCATTTCGAGTCTGAACATTTGCCGTTTTCAACAATGACAAAGATTTCTTCTCTGCCTCTAGCCTTTTCTCTGCCTCTTCAATTTTTTTGTTGTCAGGAGATTCGTTTACCAGTCTCTGAACTTCAGCCTCGGTATCTGCTACTTTTTTTGCTTGGCGATTAATAACCAAATCCCAATCGGTCAATTTATCAATCTCACCTCGCGTTTCAGGCGTCGAATCGCGATATGCCTTCAAAGCGTCCATATTGGCTTGCTTTGCCTTTCGCATCTGGATTACAGGGTCTTCACCTACAAACTTGTGATAACCCTGCTGAACCGCCCTGCCGCCCAAAGAAAACACCAATCCTTGAGCAATCATTGTCTTTAGCTCTTCCTCGTCTGAAGAATCGATAATTCCTGTAGCCAATCCAACAAGTGTAGGCTCGATTCCAAGTCGAGCATATTCGCCAATATTGGCTATTGTATCATCTCCTACAAATCGCAAGATGCGTTTTGTCGTATCACTTACCCTTCCAATTCCTTCGTAATCAACAATTCCTTCATCTTTTACCCTAGATTTTGCTACATCCAACGCTTTCTTGGTTTCGATATATTCATCCGTTCCCTCCGCAAGCGTCTTTAATTTTGTTGTTAGTGTTTTAACTTCATCTTGCTGTTTAGCAATTGATTTTAAAGTTGCAAGTGGCCCTGCACTACCTCCAGCAGAAATTCTTCGTGCGGCTTGAACTTCTTTAATTACTTTTGGTACATCAACTAAAGTTTTAACTCCATATTTTGCACCCACTCCACCTAAAGCACCCAATCCTAATCCAGCAAAAGGATTTTCAGGATTTACTTGATATCCAATTGTTGCTCCGGTAACGGCAGGCGCGGCTCTCGTAATCGCTTGCCATGTTTGGCTTCTTTCAAGGTAATCGCCAGTTTTTTCAATACCTCTTGCAGTTGCTCCTGCCGCTCGCTCAATCAATCCGGGCTTTTGCAAGCCTTCTAAACGGCTTAATTCTTTCTTCTTTAAAACTTCTTGTGCCGTTTTTTCCAAATTATTAATCTGATCGTCAGATAAGCCTAATTTTTTAAATTGTAATTTAGCAATAGGAGTCAGCATCTTCGATGCTTGCACAACAGAATAAGCATAACCAAATACATCTACACCAAATTGCCCCGGAATGGTTACAGAACCAAATGCCGCCATGTTAGGATCAGTTTCTGGAATCGATTTTTTAACATCATCGACTACAGCAATCACATTGTTTTCGATGTCAGCTTCGCGTTTAGATGCCGCCTCATAACTACTCAATTCAGGATACATGATCATGTATTCCTTAACGGATGGATGAATAAGGCTTGAAAACGATTTTAAAACTGGAGCATAGTAAGTATCCATTACTCGCGCCCATGTTCTGGGTTCTGCCTTGGATAATTTGGCTTGAGCGGTATCTACTTCGCGCCTTGCTTTATAGCGTTGAAAAGATGTTTCTTCATCTTGCAATCCAAATTTCTCGCTTGCATTATCCCATAACTGCATTCCGCCAGATGCAACTTTAGTTGCAGTAAATGCTACACTTTCTGGCAATGAAGCTAATTCTGATGTATAAGAAAATGGAACTTGTTTTGCTTTTAATCGTTTCTCGGCAAAATCTTTTTCAATTCCTGCAATTTGCTCTGGAGTTAAATTCTCTTTTATTTTGGCAAGATACTTTGCGTCAGTATATGCGTCAGGATTTTGTTCTTCTCCACCTTTTACTGGAGTATTAGCAATTTGCCATGCTCGTTTGCGCCAATTTTCAATTTCAGCTTTTTTATCTTCTGGCAACAATTTTTCAGCCGCAAGTGCCTCGGCGTATTCAGATGTCATTCCAAGCAACGCTGGCGCACCATACTCAACCGCTTTTGCCCCGCCTTTCAGAACACTACCCAAAAGGTCTGCTGTCATTACCCCGACATCTGCTAAATCTTCAGATGCCGCCGCACCTAAATTATACCATTCTTCCCAATTTGAAGGAATTTTAGCATACGGAGATGATTTTCTTAACTCGCGTTGATAATTAAATATCTGACGCTCTTGATCGTCATCTAAAAATACATCAGGTCTGCCTTTAGTGAATTCATTTAAATCTGCGGCATCTAAAGATTTAATTAAATCCCTATCTGCTGGCGTAAACTCTGCTTCGTCTTTGTCACCAATTACTGAAAGAACAATGTTGCTCGGTTTTGAAAGATCAACCTCTGGCTCTTTTACTGGAGTAGGAGCAGGTAAAGCAGATGGAACTGCTTTTGGCAGTTCTTCTTTTGGCTTTTCGGGCGTAACCGCCTGCGGAATTTCTTCCTTTGGCTTTTCTTCAGCAGGTTGTTGAGGAGATAAGACAGATTCTATTTCGCTAATTAATTCATCTGTTTCATCTTTAACTTCAACTTCTTTAGTTTGAGGTTCCTCTTTATTTCCAAGAACATCATCAATATCCTTGATAAGATCATCAATTTCAGCCATTACTTTTTATTTTTTTGGAGTTGCGCGAAGTTGATCAACTAGAACTTTTAATTCTTTTTTCAATTGTTCTTTTTCTTCACCTTCAGGCATCTCTTTCATTTGCATAAATTTTTGCTTTGTTGAATTAACCAATTTTTCTTGTGGTTCTACTTCTATTGTTAATTCTCTAATTACCCTGTCTGGATTTATTCCAGAATCTATTGCTATTTGCCTTAAATCACTTATAGGTTGTTTTGCAGAAGAAATTCTGGTATTCGCTATTTTCTTTGCAAGGATTTTTAATTGTTCCCTTGCCTCTGGAGTTAATTTATCTCCTTCTATTAAATTTGCCACTGTTAATCCCATCCTTCTTAACCTTGGCATTGCTGATTGCAATAAAGAAACATCTCCCTCACGAACAGCAACGCCCGGATCAACCATTCTTTGAAATGCATTAATTGCATTGATATCACCAAAACCATTTTTTTCAGCTAAAGAAGACAATATAATGTCACTTGAAGATTTTGCATCTATGGCATTTTTAATTAAAGGATTTTGCTGTACATTTGCATAAAGTTTATCATAAACCCCAATTTGGTCTTTTGACATACCCGGTTGTGGGTTTAATGCTTCTTTTTCTTTTTTAAGTTGATCTATGGTTTTTCTTTTTGGAAAATTAACCTTAAATCCAGTTTCTCCCTTTTTAGTTTTAATCTGTTCAATCTCTGCCTCGTTATATTCAGGCCCAAGAATTTCAGCTATTTTCTTTTGTGCTTTTATTGCAACATTAGGGTCGCCCCAAGTTCTAAAATATCGATTCAAGTCTGTTTCACCAACTTTTGGTTCTACTAAAGTCTGTTGTGGTTCTGGTTTCGGAAGAGTAGATAATGCGCCGAATCCAGTTGGAAGTTCTCTAGTCGTAGCATAAAATTCTTCTTGAATCCTTCTAGCTTCTTCAGGCGAAACTAGATTCTTTCCTCTACTTAAAAGATTAAACGATGCAGGCTTTTCTGTGGATCGTGTATCTGTAGACATCACTTGCCCAGTTGGAGTCAAGTTGCCTGCCTGCATATCAGCCAATCCTCTAGCTTGCTTTTGAATATCAACATTAGCGGTCAAATCAGATAATGGCCTATTCCATAGTGCTTGAACCTCTTGTTGTGTTGGGCCTAGAGAACTTAAAGGATTTAACACATCTTCAGTTTCAGAAGGCATTCCCAAATTCCACATTTGATTTTCAGGCAAGTTGTCTTCAGTAACGTCAATTGTATCCATTGATGTTGGCTCATCAAGGTTACCATAATCAACTTCCTCATCTCCTTTATTGCCGCCCCTTTCATTTATTCTGCTTTCAAGATCTTTATATCTTAAATCTTCCATCAGCAACTCTTTTTCAGTTTTTCCAGATCGGATTGCTGCAACCAAAACTTCGTGCGCTCTTTTAGCTTCAAGATCAGTATCCGCTTGTTTCTTTTCTTCTTTTGCTTTTAAGGCAGCAAAGACAGGTTCAACTAATCCTTGGAACCCCTTTGCAGCACCAATGCTGACTAACTCTTGCTGTGCCGATGGAACCTCATATTTCGGCATTGGAGTAAACTGCACGGATACTCCAACATCCAGAGGTTTTAAGGCAGAAAGAGGACTTGCTCCAAGGTTTGCTACCTGTGGAGTAAACGAATAGCCACCAGTGGGTAGTGCCATAAGGTTACACCCCGCCGAATGTTAGTCCGGTTGCGGAAGGAACTGCAAATTGGTTGGTGCGTTGGGTCGTTCCACCTGTTCCCTGATTAGCCATGCCAGCGGTTGTCATTGCTGGATTAACCATCGTTGGGTTTGGAATATTCGCACCAGTCGATGGAAGAGTTCCAGATGCCGCCCCAAGGTTAGCCAGTGCGCCTTGACGCGCAGCGTTAACATCATAGCCACCTCCAGTCGCCGCCGCTCCTGCGCCTTGCGCCGCAATCGAGCCTCGCTGACGCGCAACAGCGTCTTCTGCCGCTTTCAAAGCATTCATTCCGCTAATGCTTTGTTGCGCCCTCTGTGTAGCTTCACGCGCAAGCGCGGATGCCTGCTGGTTTTGCGCTTCAATCATTAGGTTGCGTTGCGAGAGATCGGTTTCGCGGCGTGCGCGAGCAGCCTCCTCTTTATTTTGACGCATTTGCTCCAACAGAATTGGGGTGTTGTCTGGTGGTGGTGGTGGTGTAGGCATTGATCCTCCGCCCATAATATTACTCCTTGATTTTAATGTTAATTGTTAGGTTGTTGGTTAGTGAAATACATTTAATATTTCAAATTGTCAATTTCTTTCTAGCTTCTTTACAAAGCTCTGATCCCGGTTGGAATTTCCTGCAAGAATTTGGTCTACTAGGATATACCATGCAACATACTTTTTCTCCAACTTTTCCATCTAAAGCAATGCATCTGGAGTCAATAGTCTTCATTAACGGGTAGTCTTGCCTTTGCATTTCTTGCGGGATACTAGTCGCATCAGATCGATCTCTTCGCAATACAGGCCAAGACCATTTGAAACAACAACAAGCACCGCATTTTTCGCAGTCGTATTCATCATCCATTATCCTATTTTATTTGCACCGCCAAATTTATTTGCATAAGCACCAATTACAGAGGTTCCAATGGATTTAAATGCATCCGCCCAACCCTGCGAGACTTTTTCTTCACCAGTTTCTGGAGCATTATATGCCCCCATTGAAGAAAAGTTCAAACTTCCACTTCCATCTCCACTATTTCGTTGCATTGCAGACCAAGCTGAAGCGGAATCAGATTGAGATTTTGCCGCACGCTCATATGGAGAAGCAGCTTGCCCAACCTTGCCCATTACGCCACCAAGCAAGTCTTTCATGTATTGGTTTTGTTGTTGCTTTTGTTCGGGAGAAGTTGTATTTGGCTTGAAATCTGGACGAGCTTGTGCGCCTGTTCCGAGTTGTCCAGAGAAGAAATTTTGCATCGTATCTCCAGTTCTTCCAAGTGCGTTTGATGCACTTCCAACAATTCCTCCAAATTGACTGTTGGGAACTTGCGTTGCTCCTGCTGTTGCGTTTGATCCTCCCATAATATTATTCTCCGTTGTTCCAATTTACTGGTTTAAACCCCAAATCAGGGATTACGATATCTTCATAAGGAGCTAGATGCGATATGTTTGTAATCTTTGCTTTTAACTTTGGGCAATCAACGTGCGGCCCTTGGTGACGATCCACGCAATTTAAACAAACAGGATAAAAGTCAGCATTAAGTGATTTATCTGGATTATTCATCCATCCGTTCTTGCCTTTTACATATCGAGTTGGATCTGGCTGGACATTGTTTGTCTCAAGGTACTCGTATACATTATCATCATTCCAATCTTTTAGAAGATAAAGTGAAGCTGGATTCCCATCAACATGACGAATATCCTGCGCTAATGGAACGTGACCTTTAATCAAGTCGGTATCTGTAAATTTAGTTCCAATCCAAACTGCATTCCACGGGAAGTTAAATGTTCCAGTTGGTCGCATTAGAAAGTCATCAACGCCACACATAAATGGCTCGTTTTCCTTTGGACGTTCTGTTCCAAGAGACAATACCACGGAATTTTGACCCCATTGAAAATAATGAAGAAGATCAAATCGAACCTCTCCATTCTCCACATCAGGGCCATCTGCTAGGGTATGTTTGAATGCTGGATACTCATACATTGTGAGTTGCCAATCCTTAATTAACTTATCAGAATATGCATACCTTTCACGAAATTTAGGTTGCCTAAATTGAACTACCGGAAGGTCAATTCCGCATTTAAATTTCAGCAAGTGTAGAAGGACAGTTGAATCCTTTCCACCAGACCAAAAAATAACCGCATTGGGCCATTGTTTATTCCAACGAACTGCTTTATCGATTGTTTTATGTATTAGGTTTTTCATTAAATAATAATTGCAGCACCAAGAGCGGCTCCACCAACCGCGCCACCAGCACTAATCCAAGATCCGGTTGCGGCATTTTTCCCTTGAGCATTTTGGGCCATGATTTGATTCATCATGTTATTGTAATTTTGAGTATCAGCAACATTTGCGGAATGTGCAGATTGGATATTGCCCATTGATCGATTAATTGCGTCCTGCGCAGTCTGACCTAGACCTTGCGCTCCAGATAGAACTCCACGCTGCCAATCTTGCAAGCCTTGCAAATTTTGAGCTTTTGCAGCCTGTTGACCAGCAACCAATGCTCCGGGGTCGATGCCGCCTTGGTTTTGCGTTGCATCCAGATATTTTTGACGCAATGCCAAATCCTCCAAAGCAATCTGCCGACCTTGTGCGGTAGCTTGATCAAACATAGCAGACCTGCCAATGGTTGATCCCATATCTATTCCAGTCCCCATCATTTGAGCAAGACCCTTTGTTTTTGCCCATTGACCTAACTTTTGTTGCCAAGATTCAGGAGATGTCAACTTTTCAACAGTCTCGCTAACTCCTGCTCGCATCCTTGCAGCGGCTGGATCCACAGACTCTTCAAATTGCCTTGCACGATTTGCGTTTTCAATGCCTAGTTCAAAAGCCTGACGAGACACTTCACTAGGATTAAATTCTTGGTAGATTGGCTTTAATTGTGTAGCCAATTCCAAGAACCTAGCTTGAGAAGCAATGCCTTCATACATTCCTTTATTAGCTTCTGCTGCCATCATCATGTTAAGTTCAGGACGAGGTTTTTGAATTTGAGGAGTATATGTTTGGCCGCCCATAAGTTTAATTAAGTTAAAGAGTAGACTTCTCTTTTAAGAGGAGTCAACCCTAATTTTTTGATTATTTCGTTTGTAAAATTAGGTCTTTCATCTGCTAATGGAACGCCAATGAAACCCGGTGAGTTTATGAATTGACAATGCGCCCTCCAATCACTCATTACTTGTATAACATCTTGAGGTTTTGTATATTTAGGATGAAATGCTGGATATACTGTTGGGATATACACATGGTCAGAATATCCAAATAGCTGGCCATTTCGATAATGAGCATAAACATTAATATTAGGATGCTCTATGATTTTGTGATCAAACTCTTCTGCAAAATCAACAAGTTCCAAGAACTCGTTAGTCCCTGCATGAAGAAGTTTATATTCAATTTTGGGCCTCATATTTATTAATTAAAGCCAACCAAAATTTCGTCTGGATTGGCTATTGTTTGTGTATAGTTGGCAAATTTTTCAGCTTGCGCTTTCAGAATATTGCTTCGGGTAGAATTACTACCACAAATCGCGCAAGGCAAGCAATTATTTTGACCAGTTGTAAATGGAATTGACGAGTAGATTGGAACAATAGGATCGTCTCCAAAAGGCGAAATAAACCTATTGGGAAAGTTTGTGACCTCTTTTGTTGCTGTAATAATTGACGGCATAATTAGCAGGGATTCTGTGCCTTGAATTGTTGTGCAGCGGCAGTTGCTGATTGAAGTGCAAGGATTCCAGCTTCTTCTTGAGCGTGTTCAAAACTAATGTACGACAAAAATGTAGCAGATGCAGTAGCGGAAATTGATTTTGATGGATTTTCGTCACAAGTCAAAGTCACAGTTTTCCACACTTTTGCGCTATATGAATTGTCATTTGCCGATTGTTGTTCATATGGATTCGGAAGCAAATCAATAGACAAAGTTTCACCAGTTTGTGCAACAACGCACGATTGCGTCTCGTCTCCTTGAGGTACACCAGTGGATTTTTCCTGCCAAGGATCCATGAAAAGTCGCACAATCTCCACACCGAATTCGCCACACCATTCAATTAAAAGTGAAAACGCCTTGTCTACATCGTCGGTGAGATAGGATTCGCAAGTTGAAACAAGCGAGTTGCGTTGAGCGGATTCAGTAGTAAGCCTTCGGTATTGGGAATTCAAAAAACCTAAATTCTTAATTTCTGCTTCGTATGGTGTATTCTCCCATTGGTAGTCAGCAGTAACCGCCAAGATGCGCTTCTCTAGGATTGGGTTATATGAACCCTTGCTGCCCTTGTAGGACACTTTTAGGTCAACTGTGCCGCCAATCTGTGTCGATTCGATTTCGGCATATACAAACTTTTTCAAGTCCATCTCATCGCCAAGCAATGGAGTTTCAAACTGCGAATAAATCCGATTGTAGAGTGTAGTCGTAGTTTTATCTGGATTAATTTGAAGATAAGAATCAACTCGTTCTGGTTGGAATGACTCCCAAAGATGGTTGAATGACCCATCGTTTGTTGCTGCGTAATCGACACTAAAGTGAAAGCACCTCGACTGCCCATCAATAACTCCAGTAGTCCATTCTACAGGACGAGTACCTGTCCACACTCCTGCCCATGCTGGAAACCTGTTTTCTCCACTGCTCCATTCTGATGCCGTTGCATAGTCTAGCACCATCGTATCAGAGTTTAAGGTCTGAAGATAGGGGATTGAATAAAGCAAATAGTTTTCAAATCCAGTCGCGCAAATCTTGGTTGGATCTGCCGCCATCAATCGCTTTGCCCTAGCCATTTCAATGTCTTTGTACAAGACTTGCGAGGACAGGTATGCTGTGGCAGCAATGTCTCCCGTCATCAAGCCTCCTTGCGCGTACCACCACATTTGACCAGCTTGGAAAGCGATTGATTTTCCTGCAATGCATCCCACAGTAGGATAAAGCGTGGATTGAAAGTTTTCAGTAGTTACCCATTGATCTCGATCAAGGACGCCTGATTTCAGCTGGAATGTAGACCTATCAGTAAATACAATTAATCGGGTCGAAGTGTCTTGACCAACATAACTCGCCATCGCAGTAATGGGACGAGAAAAGCTAAAATCCCCACGCGAAGTTCCTGTTGTGCGTTCTTGAAATGATGTTGGATCACCCAAGTCTGAAGCAAGGACGATGTTTTTATCTGCTATCCACATTCTGTTTCCAGAAAATGCCATCCAATATCCTACAGGAATTGTAGATAGTTGAGTCCCGTTTTTGTCAGAACCATCCCAATATGCAGGATAAGAAATGCCATCTTGGATCATCACAATCCTATGTGCTGGAGTGGCAAATTCATCAGTTCCAGTTGTTAAATTTGCGGATCGAGTTGCCAATGCAAAGACGAACTGATCTACATCTGGACTCATCGAAATATTTTTAAGTCGATAATCTTCCCAGTTGCTCGGTTGAGTAAGAGGAAATGGTGAATAATATACTTTCCCGTTTACTGCAAAAACCATGTAAGACAATTCGCTTGCAATAACACCATTGCCGTCTACGTCGAATATTTTTGCTGGAGTTGTTGTAATAACTCCATCTTTATCTTGAGTTATAGCAGCTTCTTTTTGCTTGTTAGAAGAAAACAACACTCCACCTTGAAAATTGCCAGCGGGAAGTGAAAGTAACATTTTATGTCCCGGCCTTGTCTGAACAATGCCACCTCGGACTGTAACATTTACGCCCCACTTAAATTGATTTTCGGGTAAGTTCCAAGGATTCCTGACAGAATTAACTCCCTGCACCCATCCCGTGGATACTTTTTTAAGTCTTCCAGAAGTTATGTTTTCACTTTTCATTACTAGAACATAACCGGATCAGTTTCATCACCATAAGTCAAACCATTCACTTGTGGTGGAATGAATGCATGACCATCTTGATGTTCTTGCTGATTCTTTAGGTATGCAAATGCAAATCCCCAATAACGCAGTGCCTGTTCAGCAAAGTCCTTATCTTCCAAGTCGCAGGCATGAACTCCAGTAATTATTGCACGTGTATGTTCAATCGGAATGTAATCGTATTTGCTTGTAATGACTGGAGGCTTTACCCTGTACGCAATTCTTGCCCACGCGCATGGTTTACCAATACGAATACGACGATATTGCGGGTTAACCTCTGTGGGGTGGTACTGACCAATCAATGTCAAATCATTGCTGCGTCCGTAGTCCATTGCGTACAAGCTCACAAATCCATCAGTTAGAGGCTTCTGAATATTAGCAACACTCTTAACTAGGATTGGATCCTCAATCGCATCAACGAAGAACTTGCTGTCCACGGACAATCCACTTGTATAAAATGAAATCCTGCCAGTTGTGCTAGATAGGTTTTGAGATTGTGCTTTGGTAGCATAAAGTTCAAACTCATCATTATCGATGCGACGAATAAAGTATGTAGTTCCTGCAACCAGCCCATTCGGAAGCACATCTCCAGAACTTGCCCTTACAGTCACGGACTGACCAGTTGTATACAAAGAAGCGTCAGCAATGATGCTGGTAGATGGGGAAACATTAAATGTGCGTTCAATATCAAGCGACAATTGACCAGTTCCGGGGGTTGTAATTGGAACCAATACACCACCAGAATACACATTCACACTATCTCCCACAACCCTTACTTGGTAATCCGTGCCTGCAACTAATGGAGATGGCAGCACTCCACTTGTAGAAAATTTAACAGTTTCATTTTCCTGCAAGAACTGCACGGAGGAAGGTTGAATTAAATTATTGTAAGGTAGCGGAGAAACAGAGAATCGTTTCGCGTAATAAGATTGACCAGTTCCAAATGATACAACGCTAATCAAACCAGTTGTACCACCGGCAATCGCATTTGCAGAAGATGTATATGCTCTAGCAACCGATGTGGACGATATATTCAAGTATGCAGGAGTTGCGCCATTATCAATTGCTGGACTAGTTGTAGGCAACAAATAATCGGTTCCCCAATAAATCGTTTCTGGAGTTGTTAAGTTCGTAAAATCACCTAGCCATTTATTTGTAAATGCAACATCAAAAGCACGTGAAAGAACTACATAGAATGATCCAGTTGGAGCAGATGTAATATCAATCTTACTAAAATCTGCATTTTTTACAGTAAATTTACCAGTTGATGAGTTTAGAGGCATTTCTGCTCTATATGCTGTTCCAGATAACAATGGAGACGGCATTGATCCAGTAGAAGAAAATTGAACAAAAACACCAGTTGATGGAGATATTTTTGCTGTAGGAATACTTGTATAACCAGTTCCACTAGTTACAACTGTCAATGAGGTTACGGATCCGCCAGATACATTTGCTTTTGCAGTAGCACCAGTTCCTTCACCATTTTCAATTTCAACTTGTGGCTCAACAGTATATCCAGAACCTCCACTGATTTTAGTAAATCCTGCTAAAATTGAAGTTTCAACAGTACAAGTTGCAGTAGCTTGAGTTCCTGTTTTTAGTTTAACTTTAATTGATACTGATGGAACATCTCGTATTGCTGGAGAAGTAAATACAGTTGGCGTTCCTCCTGCTGGCGTTGATAATGATGATGATACTGAATATGTAAATGTATCAGCATCTATAACATTTATAACTTTATTTCCGTTATATCCAGATGGCGTTGCTCCACTAATGTAAACAGTGGCATTATCAGAAAGGCCGTGATTGGTTGTTGTGGTACAAGTTGCAGTTGATCCAGACCTTGTTAAACCACCTGATGCAACATCTAATACATTTCCAACTAATGTATTTAGTTGATAGGAAAATATTGAAGAACTAATTTGTGTTACCGCATAATCTCCGTTATAATCATTTGGCGATGCCCCTGAAATGGTTACAACATCACCATTCCTGAAATTATGACTGCCTGATGTTGTAACAGTTACAGTAAGCCCATCTGTAACCATTGTTGATATATTAATAGGATCGGACTCTGGTGGAGCAGAAATTTCTACTGGAAATGGACTGCCAGTAGAAATATATCCCAATCCCGGATCTTGAATTGCAATTGCTGAAATTTGATATGAAATACTATTGCGAATTGCAATTCCTTTTGCTTGTCTTGTTGTAATTGTGCTTCCAGTAGGTTTTGGTGGAGGCATTGGAAAAGTTACCTCTATCTCATCATTTGTATAACCAGACCCTTGATTTGTTATATTCACAGAAACTACGCTACCAACAACAACTGGCGTGAAGTTTGCTCCGCTTCCAGTTGGAGCAGGAATAGATAATCCCGGTGCAGTAATCTGGCTTGCGTCTCCAGCTACAGCAGATGCTGGAATTAATTTAACTAACGAAATCGTGCCAACTCCATCAGATGTTATCTTTATCGGATTTACAAAGTTTGTTGTAGAAGATGCATTGGCATCAGCTTGTGTAGTGTGAATCGATACAGACTTACTATCAATAATGTTTACAAAGTAGTTTTGATTTGCAATCAATGGCTGCGGAAGCGTTCCACCAGATGTGAAAACCTGCACTTGGTCGCCTTGAGTTAGCAAATGATCCACAGTAAAGGTCAACTTTGTCTCTGGTATGATCTCCTTCCGAATATCTACATTAATTGGATTTGTTGATCCAGTAGTGTGAATTTCGTTTATATTAGCTTGTGCATCAGCAATCGAACCAAATATTTGAAGGTGTGTAGAATCAAGAAGATTTCCAAAGTATGTAACTCCAGAT